TGATCTCTTGTGCACGGCCCCCCGTCGGGCCACTCGCTTCGCTCAGACAATGGCCCCGACACGGAATGGGGGGCCGTGCCCGCATGTGTTTGCTTACTAATTGCTGACTAAGCATTTGCTGACTAAGCATTCTAGACCTCGGTCTCTCATCCTGGTCGGACCGACTAGGACTGGAAAGACGTCATGGGCTCGCTCTCTAGGCAGCCATTTCTACTTTGGTGGCAACTTCAACATGGATCAGTTGTCATACGATAACGATGACGTCAAGTACGCTGTCTTTGACGATATACATTCACTCAAGTTTTTTCCTCTTTGGAAGTTTTGGATGGGTGCACAAGAGACATTCACAGTCACGGACAAGTATAAGGGGAAGAGAACATTCAATTGGGGAAGGCCAATCATCTGGTGCAACAACAAGGATCCCCGAGCTGATCCCGATGCCGACGCCGATTGGATTGACGGTAATTGCATTATCGTTAACGTCCCTCAGGACATGCCTATCATTTCTCGTGCCAGTATAGCGTTGCTTCGGGCCCGAAACTAAGACCGTCACCGGCTACTGCTCCGCTGCTGGCAGCAAAGAAGTCCATGACGTAATAGTCGCCCATTCCTGCTTTTCCTCCAGTACTCTTTGTTGACGTTGTTTCTGTATCACCTGATTCGTCGTTGTCATAAACCAAGTTTTTGTTCATAGCATGCCACATATTATATGACTTCATTGTCCCACTTGCGTTTCCACTTGTGATCATGCGTGTTTTGTCGTAGCGAATAGTAGCACGGCTATTATCCGTTTTTGCCGTGAATACATCAGTCCAATCCAGTCCGGCTGCGCCTCTAAAGACTAAGGACTGCATGCCGATACCATAAGGCGTCGCCCACTGATTAGCAAGCAACCGGACCCAGCCATTAGGGCTTACTTCCAAGGAGTCCGGCGTCCCGACGGGTGGTATGATGTTTTTAACTGTGAAACAAATACGCCTCCATCGCCATGCGATCCCCGAGGCAGTAGTGATCAAGATCTTCTCTTTCAGCCCTCTCATGTAACACGTGTCCGAATTACGTAAAGAGGTTGCATTAGGGTCTCCAGCATTGACCCTATCACGTGCGGTAGCACACCACACGAACTGTCCAACAACAGTACCGGGCAAGCCATAGGCTCCCACGGCACCTGAACCTCCAGTAGATGTTGTATTGTATGGGACCATATTGTCCTGCTTCTTAACAGAAGAAATATTGAGAATGCGTCTGCGACTCATGGTACGTCGGGGACGCGAGGTACGCGACCGGTACGAACTACGACGCACCCGGCGAGCGACAGGGCGACGACGAGTGAAAGAACGACGAGTACGACGACGTGGACGTGATCCATAAGCCATGATGTAAGTGATGAGAAATCAACGGGGGTAAGGGCGGCTTTTATACTTGTCCGGGCGGAGTTAGGGGTTAACCGGAGATAAGGAGTCTATATATACCGTGTCTCTGGCTCCACGGTTTGTGTATAACATTAAACACAAACCGTTGGAGTCAATCACATGACATTTCGCTTTCAAGCTAAATATGGACTCCTCACTTACGCTCAGTCCGAGGGTCTCGATCCACACCGAATTGTACAACTTCTGGGTGACATGGGAGCCGAATGCATCGTTGGAAAAGAGCGTCATGCAGACGGCGGAACTCATTACCATGCTTTTTTCATGTTCGATCGAAAATTCTCAACGAGGAACGCCAGAGTATTTGATATCGACTCATATCATCCAAACATTCTCGGAGGCCGCAAGACTCCTGAACAAATGTACGATTATGCTACAAAGGACGGGGATGTCGTGGGCGGTGGTCTTGAACGTCCTACAAGGCCACAGGGTAGCTCCGATTCTGATACCTTCTGGCGAGATGTGTTCGATGCTCCGGACCGAGAGGCGACTCTTCGATGCGCTTACGAATCTAATGTCGGTCTGTTCGGGCGATACTTTTTCCAGGTACGCGCTATTGCAGAGGGAAAGGCCATCCAAAATCCGCTTGATTACGTCAGTCCTCCGGAACTGGAATGGGAGCTTGGACCTTATCCGGAACTCCGCGATTGGTGTACGTCTGATCTGGGAAGACGTGGAGGAAGGTTAGTACCCCAACCCTAACCTTACCCTAACCCTAACCCTAACCAACCCCAACCCTATTCTCCTTTCTTCACGTCCCCTCCCTCGTACCTCGGGGGGGCCCACCTTCTATAGTTTGGCTAGGGGTGTTTGGGCAGGAGCATGATCTCTTGTGCACGGCCCCCCGTCGGGCCACTCGCTTCGCTCAGACAATGGCCCCGACACGGAATGGGGGGCCGTGCCCGCATGTGTTTGCTTACTAATTGCTGACTAAGCATTTGCTG